CTCAAAGAGCATTTGGTTTCTAATCATTAAGCCTCCTTGCCAATAAAAGGTTTAAATTCCTCCTCATAACCTCTATGGTATGGGAGACCATAGCAGTAGCAAACATAACCTGGATCATATTCACGCTCATAGCCACCAGCTTCCATTTCATAACGAATTGCAGTAGCACGATCAACACCAGCAACTTTCATGATTTGAGCAATACCTTGCTCGAAAGAAACAATTGCTGCTTCCTCGCGACGCTTGTCTTCAGCCTCACGGATATCTAAATCCTCAATAGCTGTATCCCAAAATTGCTGACGCTCTGCATCAGTAGTTTCATCATCATAGAAACGATGACCACGAGGACGCATGCCATAAGCATCCTTATGAAGATCAGAAAATAAATCGTAATCAAAAGTAAATTCAGTAACCATTACGCAGCCTCCACTAGAGTAACACGACCTTCATAATCCATGAAAGATTCGAATGGTACAAACATTGTAGCACCAACACGCTTTTCGTGTTCAGGTGATTCAGTTACTTCAACAGTAAATGCAGCATAACCATTCTCTGTCATACCTTTGTCGATAACCTTACCAATCAAGAACATATCTGGACGACCTTCCATAGGCTCGAAGTCGAATGCTTTGATTGTGTCACCGATCTTTGCTACGTTTTCATATTTTAACATGATTTCTTCCTCTCTATTTATTTAATCTATGCTTCGCATTATACAGACGTTTTTGCAAAAAGTCAACAGTGAGGACCGTTTTTTTTAATTTTTTTTCTGGTTAGAAATCAGTAGGTTACAGCTCTTCTAGCTCCAATTCGCCGTAAATAATCACATCAGTATCGGAATGTTCCCAGCCTTTTTCCTCGAGACCAGCGTATCCAGCCTCGTCCCAGGCCTCTTCAACATCTTCCATGATAGTTGCATATTCTTCATCTTCCTCGTCCATATCGAGCTCGAAGTCTGTGCCACAACCATCAAACATACTATCCATCTCAACTTCTTCGAATGCATCTGATTCATAAAGATAGAAACCTGTATCACTGCCCTTCGGAAGTTCTTCACCTTCTTTCAGTTCAACAATCCATGTACCGTTACGCCATAACGATTCAATTGTCATACCAAGGTTCAATGTTTCATTGAAGAAGTATTCGCGTTCGATTACATTCTTCTTAGTCGCTGCCGACAATGCATATTTCTTACTCATACCTTAAAACTCCCAAAGTCAGGTTTATTGTTAACTGGTGCAGTCTGAGTATCCTGTACCAGATCTGTTTGTGCTGATTGTTCAACATCATATAGTTTCATTCTTGAACGATCAACACCAATTACAAATCTCTTATTCATATTAGGATCATTGTAACGATTCTTTAATTGCTTAACCATAATCTGATTAAGGTCTTCTAATTCTTCTGTAGAGATCAAAGCAAACATTAAGTCAGCTGTTGCTGGTAAGCCAAATGATTCTGATGTATCTTCTAATCCAACATCCGTGTTACTGTAACCAGAACGAGTAGTCTGTGTTGCAGAGAAGATAGGAACATTAAACTCTACTGCCAGTCCTCTCATCTCTTCTGCAATTGCTTTGATGTAAGAGTATGTGTTTACTGATCCACCAAGGCCTTTCATTCGTGAGGATGCACAAATGTTAAGATAATCAACATAGATAACATCAGGAGTAAAGTTTCTCTTAAGTTTAAGTTCATTAAGTAGAGCTCTAAAGTGTCCAACATGAGCTGCTCCTGTAGGATATTCTTTTACAATTAACTTACCTTGTGTTGCTTTAGCAATCGATGCTACTTTACTCTCAAACATTTGCTTAGGTAATGTTTCTAATTGATCGATAGGTAGATTCATTAGGTTAGCATCAATTCTTTCTGCAATCCTTTCTTCTGCCATCTCCATTGTGATATAGAGAACATTCTTACCATCTGTTAAGTTAGCAGCTGCTGCATGACACATAAACAATGATTTACCAACACCAGTACCAGCTAGGATAATGTTTAGCGTTTTGTTCGGTACCCCACCCTTAGTGATCTTGTTAAAGTAGTCCAGATCAAATGGTAATCTATCTTCTTGGCGGTGGTAAAAATCAAATCGAGAATCAAAATTATCGATATAATCATGCCCGACATTAGTATCAAAGCATACACCAAGAGCGTCACGAAGAAGTTCAGGAATAGCTCCTTGACCTTTATCGCCCCCGCTACCGTTAATGATTTCAATCGATTCCATGATCGCAAGATGAATGGCACGGTCTTGGCACCACTTCTCTGTGTGTTCTGTAAGCCAGGTTGCATCTACAGGTTCCTTATTATCTAATTGTCTTACTACTTCTAGTGATTCAGTGTCTAATGTACCAGCATCATCCATCTCAATCTCTAGTGCCTCACGATTCGGCAACTTATTATACTTTGCTACAAACTTCGCAATCTCATTAAAGATCTTACGATGACTATTCTCAAAGTATTCTGGTTTAAGAAACGGTATTACTGTGCGAGTAAACTCGTCATCACTAATTAGGTTTCTTAGTATTGTTGTCTGTAGATTCGTCTCCATGCCCTAACCTGTATTCACCTTTATCTAATGAGTCTTCTAAAATATGATGAAGAACTGCTCCAATGTAATTGTTGAAACCTGCATCGGTCGCTAGCTTCTCTTTATCATGATCTGATTCAAGGATAGTATAATTAAAATGTAATGTTGCTTCCTCGTTATCTTCAGACTCGCTGATACTTATCTTACCGTATGTGTAATAGGTATCAGTCCATTCACCTGTTTTCAATCTTACTACCCACTGCTCCTGTCCGGTTCTTTCAGTGAATGAGTAATCATCATGTGTTACATTATACATTATTTACTCCTCAAGGTCAAGCGTTGATGCATCTAACATCGACTTATGCCCAATCGTATATGTGTTCTTTACAAACTCTTTGAAGTCAGTCCCCTCAAAGATTGGATCCCAAAACTCTTTAGTTGTTGTATCTTTAGCACGGACTTTCGGCTCAACCAACTCACCAGTATCCATATCGACGCGACAATACCAACCATTGGAAGGCTTAGCGACATAATTACCAGCAAGAGCAACATCAAGAAGGCCTGAGAACCTTTCAATACCACCTTCCCAAGTGACTGACACTGGGATCTTAGATTTCTCTTTAACATATCTACTTTTCTCTACATTAATTACAAAGTTATAACCAGTGATCTCAGTACCTGTCTTCTCTTGCTGACGACCAATAATCCAAATGTTATCAGCTGAGTAGTAAATACCAGTACCACCAGATACCACATCTTTAGGGAACATACCGATCTCTTTATAGGTGTGGTTGATTGCAAGTAGTGGAATGTTCTTCATAGTAAGATATGGTGTGACCATTCTGAATAGACCTTTCAATGCTTTGGCACGAGACATATCTGCAACAGACTTCTCGTTCAATGCATCCTCAAGTTCTTTCTTAGATGCTAGGTTACCAACAGAGTCAATAACAACTACTACTTTATCGTCTCGATCTAATTCCTCTAACTGAGATACAAGATCGAACTTTAGTTGTTCCACATCTGCAATAGGAGTATGAAGTACACGACCAGTGTCGATACCATAAGACTCAAAGTACGATTGTGGAGAACCAAATTCTGAATCATAAAACAACAATACTGCATCTTCGTGCTTCTGTAAATATGAAGCAGCCATAAGCAACGCAAATGATGTTTTAAAATGTTTAGATGGACCAGCCAACACTGTAAGACCAGATGTTAGTCCACCATCGATGTCACCTGATAGGGCAACATTAATCATAGGGACAGGTGTTGATACCTGCTCCTTCTCACTAAAGAACTTCGAATCAGCCAGTACTTCTGTACCAGCAATCTTAGAGTTCTTTTTCAATTTATCCATTACTGACATATTAATCTACCTCCAATAAAACCATATTATCCACTAATTTGAACTCAATGTCAACCTCATCTAGCATTAACATTGTTTGTTTATAAGATTCCATCCATTGTACTGGAATCCCTGCCTCAAGGTCTGTAGAGCCAACAACTCTCTTCACACCCGATTGAATGATACCTTTGGCACATTCTGAACATACAGGCAGACCATAAACATACATTGTGGATCCTTCTAATGAAATACCATTGTATGTTGCGTTGAAGATGCAATTCATTTCTGCATGAACTACATATCTTCGTTTTAATTCTCTTACTGTGAGCCTATCCTTAGTGTCTTCTAAACCACGAGGAAATCCATTGTAGCCAGTTGCCACGATGCGTCTTGATTGGACAGCTATCGCACCTACTTGGCTCCTTGGATCTTTGCTCCAGCTTGCTACTTCTTTTGCTATCCTTAGAAATCTTTTGTCCCATTTACTAATCATTGATTGTGTTTCTGTATGCATATTCCAAAGCATTTTCTGCTTCTCGCTCCATTGGTCTGTTCTCATACCAATTACCGTGTTCACGATCGAACTCCTTACATAGTGTTGCTATCTCATTTGATGTGATTGGATACTTTCTGAATAAAGCCTTTGATGCCATTGACACCATTATCTGATACATTTTATGATACCATCCAGTACCAGTCAATGCTTGATATTCACCAGCTAACTTTTTAGGAAAGAATGGACAGTCCTTATACGAAGACCATTTGATATCTGTATTAACCATCTTAGCTTTGCGATGCTCTAAGATTTGCTTTTGCATCTCGGGAGGAAGTTTGTCTAGGAAGGAGTTGCCCGTCTTTTCTACAAACGGGTGCTTGGCCATTATTTCGTATGGTGAAACAGGTGCTCCCATAGAAGAAAAGATGAAGTTATGAGCAGAAGAATACTTACCAGGAATGAAATACATTCGAGATAGATCTTTCGTTTGCGCGTCCCCAATGTTCCCAAGTTCTTGGTTGAGAGAATACCAAAAATGTTTAATTCTTTCCGACTCGACGACATCATCAAGAGGAAACACGATCCGAAACTTAGGGAAGTCAATACGAGAGCTAGCAGTACTATAACAGACAAAGCGATAGTTGCCATATCGTAATAAGAGCTCATCCTTTAAGTTACCTTTGAATTCATGATCATCAACATCAATAGCGGCCCATCCAGCCCATTCAGTTACATTCTTGTTAGCCCGAGTAGTGCCAGGCTTAAACACAGCAGGAGATATTAACTGTGCATCTTTCTTAGACGCAAGTTCTACTTCTGATAATCTATATAGTAATTTTTCTAACTCGTCAAAGCTAGAAAAGTCCATCCTCTTATCAGTCTTGTTATCGTATAGGTTTTTAAATATCGTCAGACTTGTTTTCATCATCAAATAAGCTAGACCACTTCTTTAGCTTCTCACGTTTCGCTTTTGTTTGTTTATCAACTAATTCTTCATCTATGAATCCACGCTCATGTAGTATCTCAACCATACATACAAGATCGCCAATCTCTTTATTAAAGTTTATCAGATCATCTGTACCAAACCTCATTAGCTTGGATGCCTCAACCTGAACCTCCGCACACTCTTCCATAAGTATCACAAGTGCTTCATGTAACTTGTTATCTATCATACAAAGAAATCCTCCAGACTTGCTTTATCTTCCATTGACCAGCCTATATTATCCAATATAATTGTCAAAGAGTCAAGGAAAACTTTGTTAAATTGTGTCTTATGATCAACATAATGACCAAGACCAAGCTCTCTTGGAAATGCATTAGGGAATGATAAAATATTCTCTTTGATAGGATTAGGCACCTTGAGAGCTAGAAACTTAATCTTCTCTCCATCATTAACCATCTCATACTTCTTATCGAGACCATGAGACTTAACATAATGATTGTATAGAAGAGCACCACGAACATGCATCGGTGTACCCTTACCATAAATAGTTTGCTTATTTGCATGCTTACTTATATTAGAAACAGATCGTGGAGCAGCAATATCTTCGAAATCTACTTTCTTAAATAACTCATAGAATTGATTAACCTCATCTCTCATCTCTTGCTCAGTACCATGAATAAGAATCTTAAATAGTTTCTTAAACTCATCACGACAGATCTGAGGAGTAGATGACTTGATTGCCTCAATACCCATAACCTTGAGATATGCATTCTTATATTGAACACCCTCAGAGTTCCACACATTGAGAATGTATCTCTTCTTAGCAGTCCAGATACCTCTATCAGCAATTACTTCTCGCTTCATAACCATACGGTTCTCATAAGCACCCATACGATTAGCTAGATCAGCATAACCTTGCTCAATGATAGGTTCAAACTTCTCACTACAAACAGTATCAAGGAATGATATAGTCTTATTGAGATCAGTTAGTCCTACTTGCTTAACAAGGTCAGCTACCTTAATGTATAATGAATCAGTATCAATAGCAACAATGTAGTCGGTATTGTCTGTCTTCATAATCTTGTTCATATAACCATTTACAACCTGCTCAGCCCATCTAATAGAGAGACGACCAGAAGAAGTAATACCATCAGCAATCCTCATATCGAAGTATCTGAAATGAACATTACCTAGAGCTCCATAAAGAGAGTTCATAAGAATCTTAATTGCCATCTGCTGATTCTCGTAAGTAGCAATATCTCTTTCTAATGAATACTTGTCTGATGGAGATGCATCAGCACCAAGGTCTTCTAATCCTTGCTCAGCTTTGAGTTGGTTTTGTTTAACAGTCTTACGCTCTGCATAGAGACCATCAATGATCTCAGGAATGAATCCTCGTTTATCTTTTCTGAACAATTGACCAGTAGCACACATAGAGTGTTCAGTAGGATTAGATACATCACCGTTAATTATACCTTCGATAGATACACCATCAACTCTCTCATTAATAATAGTCTCTGGTGACATATTATATTGCATAATCAAATGAGGGTAGAGAGAGTTAAGATCAAAAGAACAAATCCAATCATGGCGACCAAGATGAGGTTCTTTTACATGACCACCACCCAGTGATGTCTTCTCACCAGGAGATCCTTTGAAAGGAATAGCAATCTTACGATCAGCTAATACACGATAGATGAATGTATCCCAGATTGATGTAGTACCAAATGTTTGATCGTAGTTGACACCAGCTTTGTATGCCATAGTCATAGCAAGGGTGATTAGACCCAACTTATCTTCTAATCGATCTACAAGTTCTACGTCCTTGATGTTATAATCAATGAACTTTTGGAAGTCATGTTTGTATAGAGAGAATAGGTTACCATGCTCTTCGTATGATAGTTTTCTCTCACCAAGAACAACATGACCAATATGATCTAACTTATATGATTCTTGAGCTCCATACTTGTAACCAAACTTCTTAAATAGATCAAGATAGTCAAGTTGCATAACACCATAGATCTCATAGTTAGCAACTTCCTTACCATTGATGAAGATAGGACGATAGTTAATCTTCTTCCATGGAGATAGTTTCTTTACGATATCCTCACCACATACTTTAGTAATACGATTAACAAGGTAAACCATATCAAACAGTTTACTGTTCCATCCAGTTACAACATCAGGAGTGTTACGAGCAGTTGCCCACCAAGCAACAAAGTTCTGTAGTAAGTAAGATTCGTTTGCACACTTACGATAGACAACACGATTGTCTTTCATAATAGATTTGGTCTCATCATAATCATAGAGACCCCAAACATAATATGTGTTATCGATATTGTTCTTACATGTAATAGATATTACTTGCTTGTCAGCTTTATCTGGGAATGGGAATCCATCATCAGATGCAACCTCGATATCGATTGTGCATACATTAATCTTAGAACGATTGAATTCGATGTTGCCAGGATAGTGTTCGTTTACATACTGAGCAGCATAGTTAGTGTTACCATAGATCGTAAAGTTCTCAACAGCATCATACTGTTTGATAAAGTCACCAGCCTCTCTCATATCACCAAACGATACAGGTGATACAGATTGACCATCTAGGGTTGACCACTCACCAT